ACTGGCTCAAAAAAAGATTTTTTGACGTCGAGGATGAAAACATACTGGCCAAGACAACGAACTACATGTGCAACGAATGGCTTGACGAAAGCGATAAGAAGCTGTTCGAGGACATGAAGAAAAATAATCCACGAAGATATCAGGTCGCAGGGCTTGGAAACTGGGGGATAGTAGATGGACTTGTCTATGAGAACTGGGAAGAGAAGGAATTTGATTATACAGAAGTGGCAAAAATGCATGGAGTCAAATCGGCATTCGGGCTTGATTTTGGATATACCAATGACCCCACTGCGTTGTTCTGCGGACTGATAGATGTAGCAAACAGGACAATATACGTATTTGATGAAATCTATCAGAATGCCATGAAGAACAGGGAGATAGCGGAAGAAATAATCCGTAAGGGGTATGGGAAGGAGAAAATAACTGCCGACAGTCAGGAGCCGAAGTCAATAGACGAGCTTTATGACTTAGGACTTAAGGGAATAAGAAACTCAAGGAAAGGTAAGGACAGTATTAATAACGGAATCCAGTACATTCAGGATTATAAAATCATAATACATCCACGATGCGTTAATTTCATTACCGAGATATCCAACTACATGTGGGACAAAGATAAGTTCGATAATGCGGTTAATAAGCCTGTGGACGATTTTAACCACCTGATGGATGCGATGCGGTATGCACTGGAAGACTACACGAAAGGCCCTACATTTTCTTTTGATTAAGGAGCTGAAATGTTTGATTTTATAAAAAGATTTTTTAGGAGAAAAGATAAAATGGAAAAGGACAACATAAGTTTATCGGAAGTTGAAAGCATTATAATGTGGCATTTTTCAAGTGACAGTTACAGAATGATGCTTGACGGCAACAGATATTATGCAGGGGGACACGACATACTGAAAAGAAACAGAACGGCGATAGGTGATGACGGAAAACTGATAACTGTTAACAACTTGCCGAATAATAAGATTGTTAACAATCAATATAAAAAACTGGTAAAGCAGAAGGTGAACTATATAGCATCCAAGACACCCAGTATAAGTACTGACAATGAGAAATACAACGAGCTGCTAAATGATTTATTCGATAAAGGATTCCTCAAAACGATTAAAAGGATAGCCACTGATGTGTATAACAACGGCATCGGATGGCTATTTCTATATATTGACGAAGAAGGAAATTTGAAATTTAAGAGGCTGAACTCTGTTGAAGTTATCCCTATATGGACCGATAACGAACATACCGAGCTGAAATATGCAATCAGAAAATATTCCAGTCAGGTATACAGCAATGGAAGATATGAAAAAGAAACGCATATAGAGTTATACAAGGACTCAGGAGTTGAATATTACACACTAAGCGATAATAAGCTTAACCTGATCGAGAAAAAAGCATACCTGACAGTTGACGATACACCATATAACTGGCAAAGAATACCGCTTATAAGTTTCAGGGCTGATGAATTGGAACAGCCTCTGCTTAACAGGGTGAAATCACTACAGGACGGACTTAACATGCTTATGAGTGACTTCATGAACAATATGCAGGAGGACAGCAGGAACACGATACTAGTTATAAAAAATTATGATGGTGAAAATTTAGGTGAGTTCAGGAGAAACTTGGCAACATACGGGGCGGTAAAGGTCAGAGAAGAAGGAGAAGTGTCAAGCTTACAGGTTGAAGTGAATGCAGAAAACTATGATGCGATAGTTAAACTTTTGAAACAGACAATAATAGAAAATGGAGCAGGGTTTGACAGCAAGGCCGATACACTTGGAAATAATCCGAATCAGTTGAATATCCGTTCGATGTACTCTGAAATTGATTTGGAGGCAAACGATTTTGAAACTGAGTTTCAGGCAAGTTTTGAAGATCTGCTATGGTTTGTTGCAAACCATTTAAAGAATACCGGACAGGGTGATTTCCTTGCTGAAAAGGTTGAAGTTGTACTTAACAGGGATATTTTGGTTAATGAAAGTCAGGCAATAACGGACATCAAAAATTCAGTTGGAATAATATCAGAGGAAACGATACTTGCCCAGCATCCATGGGTTACAGATGTGCAGGCAGAACAGGAAAGGCTGAAGAAGGAACGTGAGGAAAAAATTAAAACTGAAGACTACGAAGGATTTGGAGAACATAAACACTCTGATGATGTAGATGAGTAAGAAATACTGGCAGGACAGATTTATCGAGGAAGAGGAACGGCTTAATAAAATAGCTGGAGACGAATTCCGGAGACAGCAACTGGAATACGAGAGGGCTATATCGAGGCTGAACAAGGATATCGAAGTGTGGTACAACAGAATAGCTAAGAATAACGATGTATCACTTGCAGAAGCTAAGAAGATGCTTAATGACAAAGAACTTAAGGAGTTCAAATGGACGCTTGACGAATACATCAAACACGGAAAAGAGAACGGGATTGATAAGAACTGGAATAAGGAACTTGAGAACGCAAGTGCAAGGGTACACATAGAACGGCTTGAGGCTATGAAGTTGCAGGTAAGAGGGGAAATAGAAAAACTCTATAATGGTCGTGAAAGTGGATTTGAAAGCTATCTTAAAAATCTTTATAAAGACCAGTACAACAGAACAGCTTTTCAGATAGCGAAGGGTACGGGGGTAGGAACAAACATATACAGTCTGAATGACAAATTAGTAAATACGGTTATTAAAAAGCCATGGGCTCCTGATGGTAAAAATTTTAGCGACAGGATATGGGAAGACAAAGACAAGCTTATAAATACCCTTCACACTGAAATGACGCAGGCGTTTATCAGAGGCGACAGTCTTGAAAAACTGGCAGATAAAATAGCCGAAAAAATGAAAGTGTCGAAAGCAAATGCCTCAAGGCTGGTGTATACAGAAAGTGCCGCATATTCAAGTAGGGCGAGGCTTAAAAGCTATCAGGATTTGGGAGTAGAAAAGTATGAGATAGTGGCCACGCTTGACAACAGAACATCGGATATATGTCAGGACATGGATGGCAAGGTATTTGACCTGAAAGACTATGAAGTTGGAGTCACTGCGAATCCGTTCCATGTCAGATGTCGAACTACTACTGCCCCTTATTTCGATGATATGGACGGCGAAAGAGCTGCAAGGAATGAGACAACAGGAGAAACGGAGTATGCTCCAGCGGACATCACGTATAAGGACTGGAAAGAAAAATATATCAGCAAGAATCCCTTTGAAAAAACTGAAAAAAGTGATATAATAAAAGAAATAAGGGAGAACAGTACAATTTTGAAAAACTTGGAACTTAACAAGGTTGAGTATAAAAAAGTGGGAAAATTGAACAGAGAATTGGAAGATTATGAAATCATAATGCGATTGGCAGGAGGCGATGAAACAAACGGATCTTGTTCATCGGTAGCTTTAGCTTATGCCGGGAATAGAAATGGAATAGACGTATTAGATTTTAGAGGTGGAAACTCTCAAATGTTTTTTTCGAACAGAAAAAATATATTGGATATAGCACAAATGAAAGGTGTTAAAAGCTTAATAGTTGAAAACTCAAATGATTTTAGAGCAATAAAAGAACTGCTAGATTTTATTACAGAAGAAGAAAAGGAATATTATTTGGGAGTTGGAACACATGCGGCTATAGTAAAGAGAGAATTGAACAAGTATTATTACTTAGAACTGCAGGATGCATTTAATAACGGTTATCAGATTTTGACTGACGGAGTACTAAAAAATAGGTTTGGGTGTCAAAAATCCCACACAGTGTACGGGATAAAATTGAAGCCTAAAAATGTGATATTTGATATAGATTCATTGAAAGACAACAAAGAATTTGAAGAAATTTTGGGCTATATAAATACCAATGAAATTGACCAGTTGAAAGGATATGACGGATATGTTAAGTGATTTTTATAAAGAAAATCCTACTGATAAAGTTTGGTGGGTCAGCAATATTGATACATTTGGAGAACATTTATTTTCTTTTGATAAGAAAGTAATCTTTAATTTATTTAGAGACTACCCGCATAATCTTACAAAAGAGCAGAAAGAAATATTTGATAATGAAAATCCATACTGGGCTAATTTTTTCAAATGGAGAACAGAGGGAAATAAACAGTAATAATTCAAGAGCGGTTTAACGACTGCTCTTTTTTATTTCGCCTTTTTTAGATTTGAAGGCGTAAAAGAACAAATCAGATATGATTCCGCTGACATACAGCGTAAAAAATGAAGGAGTGATTATTTTATGAACAAAGAAGATCTGTTGAAACTCGGACTGACTGAGGAACAAGCTGAAAAAGTATTGTCAGCAAATACTGAACAGCTGAAAGGGTTTATCCCGAAAGCAAGATTTGATGAAGTAAACAACGCTAAGAAACAGGCTGAGAAAGACTTGTCAGACAGGGATAAACAGCTTGAAACACTTAAGAACAGTACCGGGAACATTGAAACTTTGAAGCAGACAATTGAAACACTGCAGAACGAAAATAAGGCCGCAACGGATAAATATAATGCCGAACTTGCGGAAATAAAACTGGCAGGAGCAGTGGATACGGCGTTGCTTGGAGCGGATGCCTTAAATGTAAAGGCAGTGAAAGCGTTACTGGACATGAGTAAAATCAAAATGGACGGTGATGTACTGCTTGGAATCAATGAACAGATTGAAAGTTTGAAAAAAGCGGAAGACAGCAAAATGCTGTTTAAAGCCGTTGAAGTGGGAAAACAAAAAGGGCCTAATTTCGCAGGAGTTAAACCTGGCGAAGGAAATACAGGGAATGGAGAAAGCAATGCTCCAAAATCTCTGGCCGATGCCATAATGGCAAGATTTACAACACAATCAGATTAAAAAAAATTAGGAGGTGGCTTATATGCCGATAACACTAGCGGAAGCTAAAAAGAACGTACAGGACGATTTGCAGATTGGAGTGATTGACGAATTTGCAAAGAGTAATTTTATTATGAACAACATACCATTTGACAATGTGGTGTCCCCGACAGGAGGAGGAACTACAATGACTTACGGATACACAAGACTGAAGACACAACCAACTGCGGACTTCAGGGAAGTCAATCACGAATACACACCTGCTGAAGTTTCTAAAGAAAGACACAATGTTGACTTAAAAATCTTTGGAGGATCATTCCAGATTGACAGAATTATTGCAGATATGGGCGGGATAGTGTCAGAAGTGCAGTTACAGATGTCGCAGAAAATAAAAGCCGCATCTGCTTTATTTAACAACACAGTAATAAATGGAGACAGTGCAGTTAACAGTAAGGCGTTTGACGGACTTGAAAAAGCAATCACAGGAAGTTCAACAGAATTTATTCCGGGAGCCGCAATAGATTTATCTACTTCGGCTGCAATAGATACTAACTACAAAGCTTTCCTTGACATGCTGGATGAGTTCTTGATGGGACTTGACGGAACACCTTCCATGATAGCAGGGAACTTACAGCTTATCGCTAGAATAAGGGCATGTGCAAGAAGAACTTCGATGTATACAACTTCTATGAATGACTTTGGTCAACAGGTTGAAATGTATGCGGGAATCCCGTTAATCAATCTTGGTGCTAAACCTGGAACAAATGACCCAGTTTCTGAAACAAAAACAGGGACAGGGGAAACATCACTGTATGCTGTAAGATTCGGAATGGACGGATTCCACGGGGTTGCCCCAACAGGAAACGGATTAATCAAATCATGGTTGCCTGATTATAAGACAGCGGGAGCAGTTAAGACTGGAGAAGTTGAAATGGTTGCGGCGGTTGCTTTGAAAGCTACCAAAGCGGCGGGAATATTCAGAAAAATTAAAGTAAAATAGGAGGTGCTTTGAATGGCTGTAATAAAATCACCAAATCAGGAATACACAGGGACGAGTGCCGGGGTATATTTTGTTAACGGAGTTGGGAATACCGACAACGAAAACTTAATTGAATGGTTCAGGGATCGTGGTTATGAAGTGGAGGAAGACTCGGAAGAAAAGGCTAAAAAACCGAAGAAGTAGGTGCTGGGTATGGAGTATGTAGAAAATATCAAAGATGATGTGATAAAAACATTAAAGTCGGTAGGCTATGAAGTCGTAGATACCGACTTATTTTTATTGGAACAGAGTATCGAAAAGGTTAAGTCTTATATTAAAAATAAGACTAATCAGAATAAAGTTCCAGAAGGGCTTAAGTATATTTGGGTTGACAGAAGTACAGGTGAGTTTTTATATTTTAAGAAATCACTTAACCAGCTTGAGCTGAAAGGCTTAGATTTTGACCGTGTAGCGAAAGAAATAAGCGAAGGTGATACTAAGGTAGTCTTTGAAGATACGAAGAGCGTGGGAGACAAATTTGAGGTTTTTACGACATATCTGATGACAAGAGGGGAAGACGAACTCTTGAGATACAGGAGGATAGTATGGTAAAGGAACTGGAAAAGGCAAAAAAAGCTATACAGTCACTATGGACTGGAGTTTGTAATATATTTGGTTTTAAAGATACTGAAGACAAATATGGAGCGACAATTCACACAGAAGTGATGTTATTTGAAAATCTGCCTTGCCGGTTAAGTTTTAAGAATATCAGTCAGACTAATCAGACGGAATCTTTTGCTGTGAGTTCTCAGGTCGTGAAACTGTTCATTGCTCCTGATGTTTATGTTCCTCCGGGTAGCGTAATTGAAGTTACTCAGAACGGAATAACAAGGAAATATAAGCACTCGGGAATATCGGCGGTTTATACGAACCACCAGGAAATAGTGCTTGAAGCATACAAAGGAAGTGCTTAAATGGGAACAAGTAAAGTTAAAGTGGATTTTTCGGAAATAAGAAAAGCTGCTGAAACATTAAGTCAGGCAAATACAGCACTACTACTTGAGAACATAACCAACGAACTGGGTGCAAGGTTACTTGCCAAAGCAATTAAGAGAACGCCTGTCTATAAGCCTATTTTTGGGGAAGAAGTGAAATATAAAACTGGAAAAAGGAAAGGACAGGTTAAACTGAATAAGGACGGAACTCCTGTGAAAGACGGGATTAAGAAAGTATCATATAAGAAAAACGGTGAAACTGTAACCAAAGAATACTCGCACACAGGAGGAACATTGAGACGTGGCTGGGACGCAAGTATAGGAGCAAAAGCGGTTAATACAGGCGGAGGATACACGGTAACAATAACAAATAGTGTTGAGTATGCGTCTTATGTAGAGTTTGGGCACAGGCAGACTCCGGGAAGGTATGTCCCAGCAATAGGAAAATCATTGAAAAAATCATGGGTTACAGGACAGTTTTTTCTCACAAAGGCAGAACTGGAACTGGAAAAGGAATTACCGAAAATAATTGAAAAGAAACTTGAAGTGTGGATAAAGGAGGTGCTTGGAGGATGATAAACGACATAATGAATGCACTGACTGTAAAACTGAAGGAAACATTCGGGATAAAGGTTTACATCAACCAGGTTCCTCAGAATTTCGAAGAACCCTGTTTTTTTGTGCATGTCATAAGTACTGATAAAACTCAGATTGTTGATTCAAGGTATAAAGCAGTGACAGTGTTCGGGATTGATTATATAGCTGATGAAAATAAAAAGAATTCAAGGGAAATATATGATGTGATTGAAAAACTTAACAGTATTACTAATCTTATAACGCTGGAAAATGGAGATATCTTGAGAGGCACTGAGAGAAAAACTGAGATACAGGATGGGAATATGCACAGCTTTATTCAGTTCAGTTATTTTATTCGTGAGAAAAAGGAAAATGATAAGATGGAAAGTCTTTCGATAGAAGGAGGCATAAAGAATGGCTAAGAAAAACGAAACAAATTCAAGCTTTACAAAAGAACAACTTTACAATTCTAAAAAATATGAAATGCAGAAGGATATTCTCGGAGTAATGCTTGAAGAAGACAAGGAATACACTTTTGACGAAGTGGATAACTTAATAAAAGAATTTTTAAAGAGAGAGGTGGAATAGATGGCATACGGAGGAGGTACATGGTTATTTCAGAATAAAGTTTTGCCGGGTACTTATATAAACTTTGTCAGCCTAGCAAGAGCTATCGTATCACTTGCTGATAGAGGTTATGCAGCAATGGCAATGGAACTTGACTGGGGAGTTGACGGGGAAGTGTTTACCGTTGAAAACTCAGATTTTCAGAAAAACAGCCTGAAAATATTCGGATATAGCTATGATCATGAAAAAATGAAAGGACTTAGGGATTTATTTTCTAATGCGAAGACAGTCTACTGTTATAAGCTGAATGAAGGGGCAAAGGCAAGTAATGACCTAGCCACTGCAAAATATGCAGGTGAAAGAGGGAACAGCATTAAAATAACGGTAGCGGCTAATGTTGACGCTCCTACAATGTTTGACGTGACTACTCTGCTTGACAATAAAAAAGTGGATGTTCAGACGGTAAAAACGGCAAAGGATTTAATCAATAATGATTTTGTGGATTTTAAAACAGGGGCAACATTAACCCCGACAGTTGCAAAACCGCTTGAAAACGGAACAAACGGAAGTGCAGTGACAGGAACGGAATATCAGAAGTTTTTAGATAAAATTGAAACTTATTATTTCAACACACTGGGATGTCTTACAACTGACGAAACAATTAAAAAGCTTTACATTCAATTTACAAAAAGAATGCGTGATGAAGTTGGAGCTAAGTTCCAGACTGTAGTCTACAGAGGAGCATATGCAGACCATGAAGGTGTCATTTCTGTTGAAAATAAGACTATTTCCAAAGACGACAAGGAATCGTCTGCAGTGTACTGGGTCACAGGAGCTGAAGCGGGATGCCCTGTCAACAAGTCAGTTTCGAACAAGATTTACGACGGGGATTTCATGTTTGAATTCAAGGAAAATCAGACAGCACTGGAAAATGGGATAAAAGCAGGAAAATTCCTGTTCCACAAGGCTGATAACAAGCCCGTTGTTCTTACAGATATAAATACGTTCACATCAATCACGGTGGATAAGAATGACGACTTTACATCTAATCAGGTGGTAAGAGTACTTGATCAGATTGCTGTGGATATTGCAAAACTGTTCAACAAGTCGTTCGTCGGGAAAGTGGACAATGACGAAGATGGAAGGGTATCACTTAAAGATAACATCGTTGACCACCACAAGGAACTGCAGAGAGTCAGGGCAATTGAGAATTTTGTTGCCGAGGATGTAACAGTTGAAAAAGGGAAGGATAAGAAATCGGTGCTTGTAACGGATAAGGTCACTCCTGTTGCGGCAATGGAAAAACTATATATGAGTGTCATAGTGGCCTAGCTAAAATGACTTAAGGAGGTAAGAAATGAGCACAACAATGAACGGTAGAGATGCCGTATCAGGAAGCATGGGAAGATGTTTTGTTACAATAGAAGGTAACAGATATCTTTTAATGCAGGTTATTTCCGTGAAAGCGGAAATGGAGAAGACAAAAACCAAAGTTCCTATCATGGGGCGTTCAGGAAAAGGGAACAAGGCTACAGGCTGGGAAGGGTCAGGAAGTGCAAAACTGCATTACAATACTTCACTTTTCAGGGAACTTTTACTTAAGTATCAGAATACTGGGGAAGATATATATTTTGACATGCAGCTTGTGAACGAAGACCCTACTTCAACGGTAGGAAGACAGACAGTCATACTGAAAGGATGTAACATTGATGGAGGAACTCTTGCAAGTATAGATGCAGATGCAGAATATCTTGAAGACGAATTCGACTTTACATTCGAATCTTTTGAAATTCCTGAAAAATTTAAGAATTTACCGGGAATGCAATAATGCTGGAAAATTTTTTCATATGGATATTAAGTCCCGAAGAAGTGGCAGAATTTTTAGCAGATACAACCGTGTGTCTGCTTATTTTTTATATAATTCATTTAATCAGAAAGGTGTTGAAATTAATAATGGACAGTTTAAAAGGATTTTTTAAAGGAAATGCGAAGCAGGTAGAAAATGAAAAAGTGGTAATCTCTGACAGGTTTGTCGGGGATGACGGAAAGGCACTGGAGTGGGAAATCAGGGCTATAGGAAATGAAACGGATGACGAACTAAGAAATCAGTGTACCTCACAGGTTAAAATTAAGAAAAACGTATACATGCCTAAATTGGACTACACAGAGTATCTTAAAAAACTACTTGTTGCATGTGTAGTATACCCTAACTTAAATAACAAGGAATTACAGGACAGCTACACAGTGATGTCAGCAGAGGAGCTCTTATCCGCTATGCTTTTGCCAGGAGAGTATAACGCTTTGGCGGAAAAGGTACAGGAAATATGTGGTTTTGATAAAGATATCATGGAAGAAAAAATTGAAGAAGCAAAAAACTGATAGAGGAGGATGCAATGGCAGGGTATGCACATTACGCCCTCCACAAGCTTAAAATAATGCCGGGCGATTTTGCCGAGCTCGGTCTCGAAGAAAAAGCATTTATCATAGCAAGCATAAGATTAAAAGTTGAAAATGAGAAGAAGGAAATGCAGAAAATGAAGTCCAAAGCAAGGAGGTGATTCTAATGGGAACAATAAGCTCTTCGATTCAGATGATGGACAGGCTGACTGCTCCCGTGCTTAAGATGGCAAGTGCCATGAGCAGTCTTGTAACCACTATGGAAGCGGCGGACAATAAAAAGATAGACCCGAAGGGGTTAGATTCAATGAAAGATAACATAGCAAGGGCTAATGCAGAACTGCAGAATCTGCAGACAGAACTTGCAGGAGCAGGGGCTCAGACACAGCAGAATACGGCAAAACAGCAACAGTGGAACAGTTCGATACATGGTGGCGGTAAGGCAATGAACGGCTTGATAAACAAGCTGAAAGCCGCAGTCGGAATGTATGCTTTGATTAACGGTGCGAAGAAACTGGCGGGGATATCGGATGAAGTCATGACAATAGATGCAAGGCTTAATCTTATAACAAATACATCCGCACAGAAAAATAATCTGAAAAACGCCGCATATCAGATGGCACAGGAGGCGAGAGTTCCACTGAACAGTTTTACAAACGATGTGGCCAAGCTCGGAATCCTTGCCGGAAAAAGATTTTCAAATAATGCTGAGATAATACAGTTCATGGGTAACGCAACAAAAGCATTTAAAGTGGCGGGAACATCCGCAACTGAAACTGCTGGAGCAATGACGCAGCTTAACCAGGCACTTGCGTCAGGAGTACTGCAGGGAGACGAGTTCAGGAGTATCAGGGAAAATGCTCCTCTTATCACTCAGGCAATAGCAAAGGAAATGGGTGTATCTCAAGACCACCTTAAAAAACTGGCATCCGAAGGAAAAATAACCGCAGATGTAGTGAGAAGAGCAGTACTGGGGATGACGGATGACATCAACAGGGACTTTTCTAAACTACCTATGACCTGGGGCGAAGTTTGGGTGAAGGCAGGAAACTTTGCACTAAGAACATTTGACCCTCTGCTTAGAATGATTAATCAGGTAGCGAACAGTCAGAAATTTAAGTCAATGGCAACGAGCTTGGCGAGTACATTCGAAATGGTGGCCGGAGTGATGACGACAGTATTTGACAAAGCACTGGAACTTGCGGGCTGGGTTTATGAAAAATGGGACTTAATCAAACCCGTTGTTATAGGAGTTGCGGTCGCAATGGGGGTATACGCCTTAGCTCAAGGGATAGCAACTCTTGCAATATGGGCATATAACACTGCAGCATGGCTCAAAGTTGCAGCTGACACAGCGTTACAAATGGCGGCAGTATTAGCCACAATAGCACAGTATGGGCTGAATGCGGCTATATACGCTTTTCCAGGAACGTGGATTGTTGTTGCAATAGTAGCAGTCATTGCGGTTGTGATAGGTTTAGTTGTAGGTATGATTTATCTTATTAAAACTATGACAAAAACTGCCACGGTCACAGGAGTTATTGTAGGGGCATTTGACTGGATGAAGGCTATGCTTTGGAACATATGGGCAAGCATAGTCAATGCGATAATATCCGCTATAAACGGAATTATAAGAGGTATAAATGGGCTTATAAGAAGTGCGGCGAAAGGACTGTCGAATTTTGCAAACATATTCATAGATGCATTTAACTGGATAATGCGTGAAGCGGATAAGTTCATCAACGGACTTTTAAAAACAATGAGCGGTGCAGCCCCTTTACTATCTGCAATTGGGATTAACCTGCCTACCTCGACAGGAGGAGCCATGCAACTTGCAAGGGCTAATTTTTCAGCCCCGCAAATAGCAGAAATAAACTATAAGCTTGATAAAAAAGATGCAGGTGCAGCGTACAGAAAAGGTGCAGAAAGAGGTAATGCAAAACAGAAAAAATGGGAAAATGACTTAAAAAACGGATACAAAAATGCAAAAGATATGGTGAAAGATGAACTTGGAGACCTCGGAGGAGGAAAAGGACTTGATCCGGCTGGAACTGGAATGCCAGGTGGAGGAGGCGGTGGAGGAAAAGACCCTAACGGAGTAGGGAAAAATACGGGAAAAACTGCTGATAACACAGGAAAAATGGCCAACAGTCTTGAAGATACGGAAGAGGACTTGAAGTATCTGAGGGAACTGGCAGAACAGGAACACATCAATCAGTTCACAACTGCTGAAATAAAAGTGGAAATGAATAATAATAATACAATAGAAAATGAAGCTGATATTGATAAAGTGATAAATAAACTGACTGAAAAGATAGAAGAAAAAATGAATATTGTGGCAGAGGGGGTGCATTAACATGTATGATATTTATATTGACAGAATGCTGATTCCGGCAAATCCGGATAAGATAACATACAGCATGAAGAACAGAAATGAGACAGTGTCGCTTATAAATGCGTCTGAAGTGAATCTGCTGAAGTCCGAAGGGCTCAAGGAAATATCATTCAAAATTGCCCTCCCTGCATTTAAATATCCTTACTTAAATACTTTACAGGGTTTTAACAAACCAGGATATTATTTAGATAAACTGCAGAGATTGAAAAGGGACAGGAAAGTGTTCCAGTTCATTGTGTCTCGTAGATATCCGAACAGGAAGGGGTATTTTAACACAAACATGAAAGTCACACTTGAAGAGTTCACTTATTCTGACGATACGGATGAATTCATGGATATCCCTGTTGAAATCAAGCTCAAAGAATACCGTGACCCAAGGGCAACAGCTCTGACTATTTTGGATGACAAGATTTCGGGGTTTATCACAAAACCTCGTGCAGTAACGGCAATACTTGACAGAATAGTCACAACCGAGGCAGGGGATACTCTGTGGAACATATGCCGTCAGCATACAGGAGGACTTGAGAAAATGGCAGAAGTCATGAAACTTAATGCTTTTGACAAAATAACGGACTTTATTCCGGGGCAGAAAGTGAGGCTTAAAGAATGAGCATTATGCCGGACTTAAAAGGAATCAAACTGATAGACTTGAACAGGGAAAGCTGGATTAATGCGGCAATAAAACAGTCAGTCGGAAAATTTGAGCTTGAAAAAGACATTGAACTGACAGTAACACTGGAAAATGGTCAGGTTTTAATTCCGCTTGTAACATCACTTGAATGGACAACGGAGAGAAAAGGAGCTTGTGGAGTGCTTGAATTTGAAGTGCTGAAAGAGGAAATAGAATTTACTGAAGGGAACAGGGTATCCGTGAAATACAAGGATGTCCCCTTTTTTTCAGGTTATATTTTTAAGCGTAGCAGGACAAAATCAGGCAAGATTAAAGTTACCGCATATGATCAGCTGAGGTACTTAAAAAACAAGGACACATATATATTTAAAAATGTGACAGCAACGGAAATAATAAAAAGGATAGCAGAAGACTTTAAGCTTGAAATTGGGGAACTGGAAGACTCAGGATTTAAGATTGAAAAGAGGATAGAAGACAACAAGACTTTATTTGACATGATACTGTATGCACTTACCGAAACTCTATATAACACGAAGAAACAGTTCATTTTTTATGATGATTATGGAAAGCTTACACTTAAGGAAGACGAGAAAATGAGGATACTTGATCTCATTCTTGACGACAAGAGTGCAACTGATTATAAATACAGCACAAGTATAGATGACAAGACGTATAATCAGATAAAGCTCTTAAGGGTCAATAAGGAGGCGAAAACAAGGGAAATATACATGGTGAAAGACCCTTTTAACATAAAATCATGGGGTATTTTACAGTACTTTGAAAATGTGGACGAGAAAATGACTGAGGCGAAAATAAAGGAAAAAGTGGAAAGTCTTTTAAAACTGTATAATCACAAAAAAAGAACTTTCGCGATGGAAAATGTCTTCGGCGACATAAGGGTCAGAGGTGGCTCAAGTATGCTCATAAAACTTAATGTCGGGGATATAGTAGTGCAGAACTATATGATAGTGGATAAAGTTAAGCATAAATTTGAATATCAGAAACATGTAATGTCTATTGACTTTATAGGACAGATGGGAATAAAGGAGAGTGATAAGAATGGCGGAACTGGTACAACTGTTGAAAGAACTGTCGAAAACAACGAATGATGCGGGAGAACCGTTCGAGCACAGAAAAGGCACAGTAGAATCTGTGAATCCTATCAGTGTCAGAGTAGACCAGAAGCTGATACTGGAAGAGGACGATCTTATTCTCACTCATCTTGTCAGGGACTATGATGTTGACATCTCGGTTAGTCATGAAACAGAAGATTTTGAGCTTGTAGAAGGTGCTCTGACAGATATTAAAAGTCATAAGCACGAATATAAGGGCAGAAAACGGATAACTGTCCATAACGGACTGAAGGTCGGTGAGGACATCGTGCTTTTAAAAGTACAGGGCGGACAGACTTACATTGTGCTGGATAGGTATAAAGACCCTCATACGGAAGGAGAGTGGTTGTAATGATACCTCGTAACGACGGACTGACTTCAGACATCGGGATAATAGAACGACCCACAAAAACTTATAAAATGGATTTATCAGGAAATGTCATAGAAGGCTATACGGATGAGCTGAAAGCAATGGAACAGGCCATATATAAGATAATAAGGACAGAGAGATATAAACATATAATCTACTCGTGGAATTATGGGATAGAGCTTGAAGACCTGTTCGGAATGCCTGTAAGCTACTGTATCCCTGAAATTGAAAGAAGGGTAAAAGAGGCATTGGAACAGGATACTAGAATACTTGACGTGACAGATTTTGAATTTGAGACACTGAAAAGAGGAACGGTGCATGTCAAATTTAAAGCAGTCACAATTTTTGGAAATCTGGAACTGGAAAAGGAGGTGCAGATAGCTTAATGTTTGAAGTAATGACTTATGAAAAAATAATGGAACGGATGCTTGCAAGAGTCCCGAACAGCATGGATAAAAGGGAAGGCTCAGTCATGTGGGATGCCCTTGCCCCTGCCGCAAAAGAACTGGAGGACATGTATTTTGCATTATCAATAATACTACAGGAAACATTTGGAGACACGGCCAGCAGGCCAAATCTGATAAGAAGGGCAAGTGAAAGAGGGATAACACCTTACAAGGCAAGTAAAGCGGTATTGAAAGGTATTTTTGACATAGAAATACCACTGGGTAGCAGATTTAATTTGGATGAGCTGAACTATACAGTCACAAAATTTATACAACATAATACAGGTACAAATCTGTATGAGTATCAGGTTGAATGTGAAACTCCTGGAAGGGATGGAGGAAGGAAAACAGGAAATATAATCCCGATTGACTACATAAACGGGTTAGGTAGGGCTGAAATAACAGAACTTTTAATTCCCGGACAAGATGAAGAGGAGACAGAAAAGTTACGGCAACGGTACTTTGACAGTTTTAACATGAAGGCATATGGAGGGAACATATCTGACTATAAACTTAAAGTGCACGAAATCGAGGGTGTAGGAGCTGTCAAGGTGACACCGGTATGGAATGGTGGCGGAACTGTTTTATTAACCGTACTTGACAGTGATTTTAATCAGGCAAGTCCTACTCTGATTAAAAAAGTACAGGACACAATGGATCCGACTAAAGATGCAAGAGGTCTCGGAGTCGCTCCAATTGGTCATGTTGTCACAGTGCAGGGAACGAGTAACGTTGCAATTAACATTAATACAAGTATCACGTTTGAGCCTAATTTTTCATGGCCACTTGTAAAACTGAAGGTCGAGGAAGTAGTAAAGAACTACTTACTGGAACTGAGAAAAACGTGGGCTCTGAAAAATGAAAAAGTAAGTAACAATTTGGTTGTAAGGGTGTCACGTATAGAAGCAAAAATACTCGACATAAATGGGATTTTGGACATTCAGAACACAACAATTAACGGGAGTCCTAACAATCTGCAATTGACTGAGTATCAGATTCCTGTGTGGGGAGGTATTACAGTATGACGATTTTAGAAAATATTAACGTCAACCTGCTGTCATACCTCCCTCAGTTTATGCAGGAGTACAGGGAAATAAGGAACATAATGGCGTCAGAAGAACCTGAATTGAGGTTATTGTGGGAACTGCTTAGAAAAGTATTTGATAATCAGTTCATACAGTACTGTGACGAAGACGGAATAAGCAAATTTGAGGAAATGCTGGGGTTACACAGGTATGAAAATGATACGCTGGAAATCAGGATTTTTAGGGTTTTAACTTATTGGAACGACCAGATACCATACACTTGGCGTGTACTTGTGAACAGAATGGATCAGTTGTGCGGAACAGGGAACTATGAGCTGAGACCAAATTTTAACGCATATGAACTTGGAATCACTACTAAGTTTGACGATGCGAAAAAATACGACGAACTGAATAACATGCTTAAGACAATATTACCTGCAAATTTAGGATTTAACAGTATTAATATCCTTACTCCGAAAGTAGTTAATACACTATATGTTTCTGTCGGAGCTGTGACAAATATAAACACATTAATTGAGATAGGAGGATAGAAATGGCAAGTATAAAAAGAACAGGAATAACTGACAAGGGAAAAGATTTAATAACTAGAGAAATCGCAGGAATAACAGAACTGATATTCACGAAGATATCTGTATCAAGCAATAAACTGGCCGATACAGTAAACCTTGAAACACTTATTAATATTGATGAAGTAAAACAGACAGTGAATGTCAGTAAAGTTGAGAAAATAGGAACATCGCAGATTAAAGTGACAGCCACGTTCAACAACTCAGGACTTATGAATGGTTACGGCATGGAAACTTTAGGAATTTATGCAAAGGATACAGCAGGAACAGAAGTTCTTTTTGCAGTTACCGTTGCAGGTACTTCCGACTACATGCCTGCAACAAACGGGATTAATTTGAGTACAGTGACAGTGGAACTTATATTCAATTTAAGTAATACTGATAATGTCTCGTTATCTGTCGATACTGCGGCACTTGTGACCGTAGGAATGTTTGATTCTTTTAAGTCGAAAGTTAATAAAGATTATGTAAAATACACTGATTTAGCGGAAGAAAATAAAGCAGGGATAATAACATACGCAAAGATTAAAGAGATAGCACCAAAGCCTGATTTGAGTCCATATATTCCGTTTAGCAAAGGGTACAGAAATACTAACAATAGTGATTTTGTATTGAGAGGAAATAGTACTGACTGCTGGGCACCAAGACACTTATATATGTACTTAGAAAATGGAGATTATATGGGCTGTTTTCACGTAAATGGTGGGAGGGCTTATTATAAAGTTCCAAATAGGAATGGTGGCAACTGGTGTGAAATCATGGATAATCATGATATGGCGGCAAGGGACAGCAACATCCAACATGCACATAATAGAATAACTGAGACGTGGAATAAAGCATTCGACGCATGGAACAAAGCAAACGACGCTCAAGTAAACAGAATTTATGAAATTAGAATGGTAGGTTATGTGGAAGATGGAATTAATGGAAAGGGAGAAAGAAATGGTTATGTTTTAACAAAGGTTTCGAGAAATTATGGAGAAACTCAGGATCATATTAAAATAGGAAGCAGAGCTTTACAGTTTCATAGAAATGGTCAATGGCTTAACGCTTATTTTGCATAATAGGAGGAAAAAATGAAAAAATTTGTAGTTGATAGAGTAGAAGTAATGGAAACAGAGGAAGGAATGAAGTATTGGGGAATTTTTGATGAAAATAATAATAATTGGTATGAAGAACAAAAAAATTTTAAAGAAAATACATTAAAAATTATGTATAACAAAGATAGTTTTTTAATTTTAGGAAGAGAAAAAGACGTTTCTAAAATAGCTCCTACTATGGTTGGAGATATTATTGAAGAAATTGAATATAGTGAAGAAATAAAAGTAAATCCGAATTTGTATTTTATTAACGGAGAAATGGTAGAATTAAAGGAATGTGAAACAATAAAGAGCGGGAAAGTCGTATATGATAGAGATTTTAAAATAGAGAAGATAAAAGAGAAGTTGAAAGAACTTAAGGAAGAAAAAATAAAACTTGGCGTAAGGATAAGAAATGGTGTCTATCAACCTATTCGTGATACTGATAGAGTACTTTTGATGATGATTAAAGAGACTATAACTAAGGAAAAAGAATGGAAATATTATGACGAAGAACGCAATCCCGTTCTCGACAAAATAACAAAAGAGATAATAGGAGAGATATTTGTTAAGGGCGAAAAAGTATTAAACGGAGTGATAATTGGAGAAGCAAAAGCAGAGGAAGCTTTGGAAAATTTGACAAATGAAGAGTTGAAAAATTTAGATATTAAAATTTATTTTGAAAAGTATTACAGAGAAAATGGAGGTATCTAAAATCCTTATTAGGACTTTAGATACTTGCTACATAAAAATTTATAATATTTATTTTCAATAAAGTATTTTGTGCCATTTGAAGCAACGAAAACTATTATAAAAAATGTTAGAAAATGTAAATTATTATCAATACTATGTATATATTTTCTATAAATGTGATAAATAGGAACATGAAGAATATATATTGAAAAACTTAAACTTCCTAAATATACAAAAAAGTTATTACTTAAAATTTTACTGAAAAAACCTGAATCTAAAAATAAAAACATAATCAAAGGTACAAAAGATAATGAAATTAATACAGATGCATAAGGAATAACTTTATTATATTGAACAAATAGAGTTAAAAATAAAAAATATAAGGGTAGTAAAAAAGAATAATATTTTTTACCATTTATATTTTTTAAATAATAAAACAATAGCATCCCAACAACAAAAGAAGAAAGATGCATTAAAGGAAAATAATTAATAAGATGATAAATATATGAATTATCACTGTATTTGTTAAATGTTAGATACACATAGTAAGTGTAAATAACTGTAAATATTGTGAAATATTTAAAATATTTAGAATGTACTTTCATAAATTTTAATAAATATGGGAATATTATTATTAGAAAAGCCAAGACAGAAAGATACCAAGCGGCATAATTATAATTTTGGTCTGTAGCTTTTCCGAATATCAAACTTTGTATCAAAAAAATACTGTATA